TGTCTTGTTTTCATTTGTTGTCTTTTGTTTTTTAGTGTACTTTTTCTGTAATATTTGTAATAGTTTCTGGCTGATTTATTATTTTTTGCTTATATTCTATGTCTAGCTTATGCTCCCATGCTCCGTATAGTATACTTGCTATAAGTCCAACTATTACTATGATATATAATAAAACTGTGCTACAGCCTTCAAATTCTATATGATAAGAGCTTCTTTTATCTTTCATCTAACCACCTCCTGACATTTTCTCCTACTCCGTTTAGCGGATTTTCTTCTGCGTATTTGTCGCAAGCGTCTATGATATTGTTTACTGCGTACTCTAGTTGTAGTAGTTTGCCGTACACGTAGTTGTCGTCTAGTCCGCTGATGCTTTGTATTCTATTACATAGCTCGTTGCACTTCTTACTGGTTCTACTCATCGAACCACCCTATTTCTTTTGCGTATTCGTATGTAGCCTCTAGCTCTTTTGATGTCATGGCCAGTGCTCTGCTCTTTTGTAATTTGTTATTATCTTGATATAGACTAGCCATAATCGTTTTGCTTTTTGATTCAAAAGATATACTGGCCATCTCGTTTGTCTTTGGGTATCTATTGAAAAACTCTGTATATGTTCCCATAGTTCCTTTTAGATAGCCTAGCTCTCGGAACATAGATTCTGCTTTAGATATTTTCTTCTCCATTGTTTCCCTCCTGTTTTGCTTCTGTCTTTTCTTCTGCCTTTTCTTCTGGATGTTTTTCTTTTTCTTCTTTCTCTTTTATTTTCTCTAGATCTTCCTCTAGACTCTTAATCATTTTGTCAAATGATTTGTTTAGCTTATGTTTTAGCTCGATTCTTTCTCTTTCCTTTCCTAGTTTATATAAAATATTTACTAGCTCTATTGATGCCTTGATAGTTACTAGGATATAGAAAGCTAGTCCCATGTTTAGTTTTAGTCCGATTATTAAAAATAAAATACTTGAAATCATATTATTTCTCTCCTTTTCTTTTTTTCTTTTTTTATTCTTTTATATGATCTGCTATTTTTTGGAGTGCTTCTCCGTGTAGATGTGTTGTCCATGCGTAGCTGTATTTTAGTTCTACGGATATCTCCTCGAAGTTCTTTTCGTGGATGTATCTCTCCATTAGTATGGTTCTATGTGGCTCGTCTATCTGATTTATTAGTTCTACGATGTTTAGTCTTTCTCTTTCCGCTTCGAGCCAGTTCTTTTCCCACTCTGCTCTTAGGTCTGCTAGTTTTATTGCGTTTTCTCCGACTTTGTCGCTGACTCTGTTTGTATGTCCTGCTGATTCTCCGAAGGATGCTGTCATCTTAGTAGCTCTCGTCATGAACTGGTCGTATTCTTCTCTAGTCTGTTCTGCTTTTTTTGCTTTGAATCGATATTGATTCAGGATCTCTTTTGTAGTCATTTAGTTTCCTCCTTTGCTTTTTATTCTAGACACTCATTGCAAATGTCGAGCCATTCCTCCCCTTGCTTTCTGCTTTTCCATTTGTTTTTCTTTTTGTATGCTACTGCCTCGTTGAAATCTTCGAATCGGATTCTTTTTCCGCAGTTATCGCAAACTAGATAGTACTCTCCGTCCTCAAAGTCTACGAATGCTCCGCAGATAAACTTTCCGTATCTCCTGCTATGGTTTTCTATCATGATAGATTCTCCTTTTTATTTTCCTCGATTATTTCTGCTTCTTTTTGTCGTATGGATCTGATTAGGAACTCTCCGACTGGTGCTAGTCCCCACTTGTTTACGTCCTCTGCTTTTAGCTCTGTCATGAATGGTTTTAGTCTCTCTTGTAAAATATGATAGTGTCCGTTGATATATACTTCATGTCCTATTTCTACAATCTCTCGGTTCTGTTCCTGCGATAATTTTTCCGCTGTATTTCTGGATAGATTATATCTGCCCATTAGTATTTTTTTGAATCTCTTTCTAGTCATTTATCCATCCCAGCTCCTTTGCTTTTTGATTTATTGCTTTTAGTAGGTTGATGTTTATTTCGTCCATGATGTAGATAGTTCGTCTCCTTTTCCAGAACCTGATTATGTACTTCGTTATTGAGTTCGTATATTCTATAAAGTCTACGTTGTCTCCTGTCTTTTCGTAGAATATATCTTTTAGATTTCTGTCTGCGTCAGTCATTTTTCCGCCTCCTCGTAGTGGATGCAACCGAAGTCTTGTCCGACTTCTATTTCTGCATGATAGTCCTCTGCGTCCATGTAGAGTAGAAAGTCTGTATCTTTTAAGATGCGTCTTTCGTATTTTTCGTTGTCCCAGTATTCTACTCCGTCCTCAGTTGTTTCTGCGTATAGTAGTTTGTTGCTTTGACATCTGCCGTAGTTATTGTTGTCGTACTCTCCTGTATATCTTTTGAAATATTTACAATTTTTGCACTGGTTCATTTTTGTTTCCTCCTTAGAATGGTTTTACTTCTTTTGCAGGTTGCTCCTCTAGATATTTATTTCTCCAGAAGTCTCTTTCCGCTTGAGTTCCTCCGAGTTCTCTTGCTAGTGCCTCGTTTCTTAGTTGAAAATCTGCTATTAGTTTTATTAGTTCCTCTGTCATAGTTCTTCTCCTTTCATTTTAGTAGTTCTTTTATTGAGTATTCTTCTCCGTTCTAAATTTCTTCTGGCTTTGGTCTTGTATTTACAAGGACTATTTCAATTTTTCTTAATTTTATTTCCTCATATATTTCAGGATATTTATCCATAACACTGTTAAATTGTTCACGACTACAATAAATTGCTACTTTACAATTTGTTCTGCCTACTATTGCAATAGGTAAGTCTCGTAATTTATATATCCTCATTTAGTAACTCCTTTATTTCGTATTCTTCTCCGTTCTTCTACATAAAAGTCTGCAATATAACTTAATTCATGCAATTCTCTTGCTAATACATTTTTATCTAAATATTCATATTCTCTTAAAATATGCCCAATTCTGCTCTTAATTTCTATTACCAACTTGTTGTGTTCCATAATTGCTTCTTCTTTGCTTTTTACTATCATTTACTCATCTCCTAATAATTCTTTGACAGAGTATTCTTCTCCGTTCTTTTATGAATTGGAATAGGTGGCTAAACCATTCACATCTTCCTAAACTTCTATATCCTCTGCTTAATTTATATGCAAAGGTTATCTCTCCGTTTTCTCTCAAAATTGTGTTCCACATTTTAGTGTCTATATTCCTCAAAATAACTCTTTCATCTTCTGTTAGTGTTGGTGTAATAGGTGTATTTAACCAGTCGTCTAGCTCGTAAATTCTACTTGCTAGATATTCTCTTACAAAAGTTTCAACATCTACTCCCTCTTTTAAATACTTTTCTGCATTCGTCATTTGCTGATGTTCCTTTCTTTTTAGCATTCGTCTCCGCCAACAGTCCCAGCCGTCTGCGTGTTGCCTTGCGAATAGTTCTATTCTAGGAAGGTCTCCTATTAGTTGTACTATTCTGTCTCTTGTTTCTTCTGGTTTTTTGCTATGCTCCTGTATTGGAGACATAATTACCTGATGCACTGCTTTGCTTACTCTTTTGATGTTTCCTTTTGTTGCTATTAGACATATTTCTGCGTTTGCTCTTGTCCAGTATCCCATCCCCCAGAAAGGTGTTCCGCTTCTTTTGTTTGTCTTTATCCAGCAGAAGCCGACAGGTTTTGTATTCAAATCCCCATGATTTTATTACTTCTAGACTCTCTAGCAAGCAAGGAAATATAGTCCAGATAAAAAGTATTGCGTTGTCGTCTGTGATATGCTTAATCTCCCCCCCTAGAGCCTCAATGCTTTGCTGTTCCATTGTTTTATAATGGCTTTCTGCACTTCTTCCCTCTCCTTTTTTGCTCCAAACTTTGTAGTGCCATGGAGGATCTGCGTATATGATGTTGTACTTTTTGTCTGTGGTATATATATCTACAAACATTGTCCTCTCCTTTCTTTTATCGTTCCTCTATAAAAAGCTCGACTCCGTACTGTCCGTCGTAGACTGCCTCGTCTGTAAATCCTAAGATGTACTTAGGGTTGTCGTTCTGGATGCGTCCGCACTCCTGCATTGCGTCTAGTATGAACTTTTTTGCAAAGGATATATTATCTAGATCCCTCTTTTTATTCTTTTCGTGCCAGATAAAATGTATACGTATCGGCTTTTTAAACTGTGGAAGTTTGAGTAGATAGACGAATAAGTCGTCCTGTGTTTTCCTTTTCATGCTATTTCCTGCGTTCCATGTCCCTTTGGATATTCTACACTTTGCCGTGTACTCGTTTAGACTTGGAAGCCTCATCGGTATTTTTAGTCGTATCATGTTTCGTTTTCCTTTCTTTTTTCTTTGGTGGCTTCTTTGTGATTTCTTCTGCTTTTAGTATCTTTAGGATGTAGTATATTTTGTCTTTTTCTGCTCCGCCACTCTGTTTTTCCTTTTCCCATGTCTAGTGTGCAAAGACATTTTATTTGTGGTACGTTGTAGCCGTAACCGTTTCTAAATATTACCACTCTTTCCGTGCTTGTGCACCAGCCGTTATCGTTTCCAAAATAATTTATAAGTCTTTTTGTATAATAAGGTTTGTCCTGTCTGTATTCCTCTTTCTTTTCTCCTGCCTTTATCATGCCGAACCATTTCTTTTTTATTGGTAGTACTAGCAATCTCTATCCCTCCTCTAGTTCCCTGAGTATTCTTTGAATACTGCTTGTAGATATTCTCTGTTGATTTTTGTTTCTATATTTCCTAGCTCTGGTCTGTAATGTTGGAGCTTTCTCCTGCACCTTTCTATTGTCGCAAAATTGCAGGCCTTGTATTCTTCTGGATGCGTAAAAAACGTCTCGAAGTCTACTCCTACTAGTCCCCTCTTTACAAGCTCGAAGTGATATGCCCTGTATAGTATATGATCGTTGTCCCTAGTCCTCGGATATCTCTCTAGGATTTCCTCTACGATGTTCTCTGCTTTTAGGATTTCTTTCATTTTCATGACTCGTCCCTCCTTAGAAGTTTATCTGGCTGAGGTCGTATCCTAGCGATGTAGTACTATTAGTAGTCACTGTCGCTTTTGGTAGAACCATCTCGTTTTCTACGTGAGGAAATACTTCTCCCCATGTTAGTAGCTGAGGCATTTCCTCTTTTCTTCTCTGTCCGTTCTTACAGGTGCAGGTGCATAGATATTCGTATCCGTTTTTTATGTACTTGATTAGTCCTGAGCTGTGGCATCTACTGCATGGAGTCGTCGGCTGTTCCTCTTTTGGAGTTTCTCGGATCTGCTTTTTTAACTTCTTTATTGCGTCTAGTATGTCGCTGATAGTTGGCATATATTTGTTGCTCTTTGCGTATTCTCCGATAGCTCTCCTATAATCTAGGATGTCGTATCCTTGTAGACTGTTATACCAGAACTCGACTTGCGTCTCGTTGAGGCCTTTAGAGTAGAGCTCGCATAGTTTTTGTGTCTGTGTTTCAAATTCTCCCCTATTCACGTTACTTCCCCTCCTGCTTCGTCTTTTCTTCTAAATCGTGCCCACACGTCCTGCATGGATGCTATTCCGTCCTTGCTTCTCGTCCTTTTCCTTTGATTCCTCTTTTGCTTCTGCTAGTGTTGTTATGCCTTTTGCTCTCCAGCTGTTTAGTATTGCTTTTATGTAGCCTAAGGATCGTGCTTTGTTTTCTACTGCTTTCTCCATGGCATATTGTATTAGCTCCTCTGGAGTATCGTTCTCATAGCTCTCTAGGATTTCTACTTCTCTAGGTGTTGGCATTGGGTTGATGTTGTCTAGATAGAACTTTATTGTTTTGTTTGTAGCTGATGCAGAACCGAACTCTTTTTCTTTTTCAGCTTCAGCTTCTTTTTCTTTCTCTTTTACATTTTCTTTTTCTTTTTCTTTTTCTTTAGGTTTTTGAATTTCATAACCATTGGTTTTTGAATTTAAAAACCTATGGTTTTCGTTTTCAATAACCAGTGGTTTTTTAGTTTTAGAACCAGTGGTTTTTTCTATTGGTGTTTTTTCTCTTTCTCTCCTAGGACGTCCGCCTTTTGAGCCATTTTCATATCGTTCGTTATTGGCATCTAGCTGTGGCTTTATAAGTAGCCATATTGATTTCTTTATCCCATCTAGATGTGGCTCGTATTCGTTGAATTGATATTCAAAAATTGCCTCGTATAATGTTAGCTGTTCGTCAAAGTCTAGCTCTTTTATTGCCTCGTAAAAACTTCTATAAAATATAAAGCCATCCCTCATTTGTTTATCCTTTCTGCGGAGGATGTTTTGCTTTTCCTCCGCTTCTTTTTTCTTTTTCTAAAAAGGTAGATCGTCATCGGTCACTGGTGTAAATCCCTCAAATGGTGCGTTGCTTCTTTCCTCGATTTTCTCTCTTTCGTCATCTGAGACTTCTTTCTTTCTTGGGATTTCGTATTCTCCTGCTTGTATTGTCTTTATAGAACGAACCTGCCATAGTTTTGTAGAAGTTCGTATTTCTCCGTTTGCGATGTATTCTTCCTCTCTGAAGATGCCTCCGAACCTTTTTCCTTTTAGGTTCTGCTCGTTCCAGTCCCATGTATAGCCTTGATTTGATTCCTCTAGAGAAGTAGTAAATGCTTTGAGTCTGCCCTCGTATCCCTCTACGTCTATTACGATGTAGTATTTTCCTCCCCATTTTGGTTCTTTGCCGTCTGTTCTTGGAGCTTCTTTGTAACGTTTCATGTAGTATCCTTTTTCGTCTCCCTCTGCTATGTCGAAGTTTATAACGATCATATCGTTATTATTTTTGCTTTTTTCTATTGCTACTGCTAGTACTTCGCAGATGTATCCTCCTGCCTTTAGCATTTTTCTTTCTCCGTAGTTAGGTTCTACGTTGTCCCAGTTGTCTATTTTATTTATCATTTTTAGTTCCTCCTGTTTCTTCGTTTTCGTATTCGTTTCCGTATTCGATATGTATTTCGAGCTCTATATTGTAATCATTTTTTAGTTGCTCCTGTATGTCTTTTATTGCTTCTTTGTATCCCTCTCGGTATCCTTTTACGTAGCTTGCGTCTAGTATTAGTCTGCCTTGCATTTTTGCTCCTTTCTGCGTCTTATTTTTTATATGATGCACTCTTGCGTTTTAGAAGTCTTTTAGTGCTTCTATTACTTTTAGGATGTCGTTTTCTATTGTCTCTGTTTCAAATGCTCCCATCGGAGCTTTTACAGTTGAGTTGATGTTCTTTGTTTCAAATTCGTACTTCCCCTCGTTGCACTTTGCTAGTAAAACTGTTGTAAATTTCGACTCTATTCCTATTTTGTTTATCTTTTGTCCGCTTGTTTTGGCTCTCGTAAATGTCAGGCCTGTGTTGTCGTCTCGTTCTGTTTGTGAGTGCATGACGAATATTATTGTTAGATCTTTTCTGAGTACGTTTGCTAGACTTATTATTCCTATGATGCTATATGCCATGTCCTGCCACTTGTCGTAGCCTTTTTCTCTCATTCTGCTGAACTCGTCGTCTATCATGATCCAGTTTAGTGTATCTATTACTACGTACTTGATTTGCTTCTGCTCCTCTGAGATTTTGCTAAGTAACGTCATGACTTTTTTTGCTTCGCTTGTTTGTATATAGTTCTTTTTTTCTTCTGAGTATTGCTCCCTCCAGCCTTTCCATGAAAGGCCTTTCTTGTCGCAGTCTATGTAGAATGTTTCTTCTGGAGGTAGATTTCTCATCGAAGTTGTTTTTCCGCTTCCTGACTCTCCCATAATTAGTATTGTCTTGCTCATGTTTTCCTCCTTTTTAGTGCTTATTTGTGCAAAATGTTTATATTTTGTATGATATTTTTATAATTTATGCAGTTTTTTTGCATAAAGTTACAAAATATTATTGATTTTTGCTATTATCTTTTTATTTTATCCTTAGTCCGTATGCGTTCGTTTGTATCTTGACTCCGTCTATGATTTCCCCTGTGTCTTTGAAGTGGTCTAGTATTCCCTTTTTGTCTAGGCTGATGTCTGTTTTTTCTTTCCAGAACTCCTGAGGGATTTTTGTTGCGTCTATGATTTCTACTGATGCAGGATTCTTTGCGATTTTCATTTCGCCTAGTGCTGTCTCTACTTTTTGTATATTCATGTCCATCATGCATGACTTTACGTACTCTTTGAAACTCTCTAGCTTTCTCTCGTATGATTTTCTATTTGCTTTTAGTCTTTCTTCTTCGTTTTTAGTTGCCTCTATTATTGCCTCTACTCTTTTTGTAAATGCTATGATGCCCTCTGTTTTTGCTAGTAGTTCCTCTTGTATTGCTTTTTGTAGCTCTGCTTTTTCTTCTTCTGATGTCTCCTCATTCATTGCTAGTTCTAGAGCTTTGTTTTTTATTTCGTATAGTGTTAGACTGTTGCTCATTTTAGTTCCTCCTTTTCTGCGATATATGGAGCTTTGATAAATAGCTGAGGTGGAACGTCTAGGATCGTTGCTAGGAGTTTGACTGTTGATAGTCTCTGCCCTACTATTGGAGTCCATTTCTTCTTGTTTATATTATTTATATAGTTTTTAGACATTCCGCTTTTTTGTGAAAGCTCCGCAGTAGTTATTCCTTTGACTTCTAGTAGTCTCTTTATGATGTCCGTTGCTTCGATTTGCACTATTTGTGTAACTTTCTCCATATTGTTTGCTTTTATTCCTCCTTTGTAGTATGGTAGTTTTGAAAGTTGAGGATCTTCCCTCCGCTTTCGTTCGAATTGGTTTCGGCATTCTGTGGTGGCTGTGTCGAAGCCTTTTCTTTTTGTCTTTTTATTTCTTCTAGTAGGATCGTAGTAAGTTCGTCCTCTATGTTCTGGATGTGTTCGTAGCCTATTTCGTTTGCTCCTGCTAATAGACAATATTTGACTTGCTTTGCTTCGTTTATTAGTGAGTTGATTTTTTCTGCTTCGATATGTAGTCCCATTTCCACTCCTCTTTTCCTTTTATGTTTAGCTCTTGACTGATTATCATCTGAATAGCTTTTATAGTTTCTACGAACTCCTCGTTTGTGATAGTTCCTTTAGGATTTCTAGCTTTTACTGTCTCTCCTAGTTTTTGTATTCTGCTGTTGATTCTGTCGGATTTCACTAGCAGATTTGTTTCTATTGGTGCGTAGCTTCCTGACACCTTTTGTTTTCTTTTAAATAGATTCATTTTCTTTCGTTCCTCCTTAGTAGATAAGTACTTCTATGACTTGTCCTGCGTATATTATTGAGCCGATGTTGTTATAGCTTTTCAAATTGTAGATATATTCTTGTATGCTCATGTCGTCAGGTCTGTACTTCGTGCCGATGCTCCATAGTGTTTCTCCGCTTTGAACTGTATAGCTTTCTATTGCTTCTGGAGTTCTCTTTTCTTGGACTGATATTATGCTGAGGATCAATATTGCTAGTAGTAGTACTATTGCTATAAAAGTTAGGAACTTTCTCCAGCTGTATATCTTCATATTAGGTCGCCTCCTCTCTAGATCTGCTCTTTTTCCTGTTTTTAGGCATGAAAAAAGAGCATCCGTTTTGGATGCTCTCCCTTTTTTATTCGTTAACTATAAAAACATTACGTAAACCTTACATTTTGTGCAATATTTTTATATATTTCGCTGATGTCGATTTGTATTTGTGGTAGCATCTCAAAATCTTTAATCTACAGCTAGTCTATCAATTCTGGTCTGCTCTGTCCAGCTTTTTTTGAAATTGTAATATTACGTTTCAGTAACAAAAAACGGCTCTTTTTTAGCCGTTTTTTCTGTTTGCTTCGATTTGTGCCTGTACTCTTAGTCCTGTCTCTAGCCAGTTTAGGTACAAGTTTATATCTTCTATGATTTGGAGTTCCTCTGCTGATAGTTTATAGCTTAGTAGTAGAATTGTCTCTTTTTTGTAGTCTATTATTATATAGGAGTATTTGCCTATAAACTGGATCTCGTCAAATTCTTCGCCTAGGTCTGTTATATTCTCGAGGTCTGATATTTGCTCTAGTAGTTTACAAAGTCCCCTAATTTTTACGTGGACATAGCTCTTTTCGTTTAGCTTCATACGCACCAGCTCCTTTTTTAGCGGATGCGTGTTCTACTATATCCTATATGACGCACCCTCGTCTTTAGTTCCTCATTTGGTTTTCCCCTCTCGATTTAGTTTCTTTCTTTTTTAGTTATTCTTTCGTATTCTTTGTATTTCCAGATTAGATTTTCGCCATTTATTCTGAATTTTGGAAGGATTCCTCCAGCTTCATATACACTTAGAATTTCCTCTGCTATTTCTGTTGGCATTTTAAATATTACAATTTCTTTATTGTATTGATTTTGTGCTATTTTTTTGTATGTGTAGCACCATAGCTTGCCTATGGATGCATAGTCTAGAATTATTCTTCCTACTTCTATTAGAGTTATTTTTCCGTCCTCGTATCTTGGGAATAGTTCGGTATTTTCTCCCATGCCTATTCTGTCGATTTCTGTTTTCTGGAGTGCTATTTTGTATCCGTTTACTAGCTTTGCTCCGTCCTTTTTTCTTAAATTGGTTGTTGATATTTTCATCTCTTTTCCTCCTTTACTGGTTTAATTTTTACTGTTTCTAGCTTCTTCTTTCCGTTCTCGTATTTTGGGATTTTTACTTCTATTGCTACGTTGAACTTGTCTGCTTCGTCTTGGAGTCTGTCTAGAAATTCTACAAATTTTAGAGTATAGATCGTCTCTATTGTTTTTGCTTCTTTCTTCATGGCTCTCCCTCCTTTCCTGTTCTTAATCACATTATAGCCTACATAGCCTATAAAGTCAATGAAAAAAGAAAAAACCTGCGATGTTTTTTCGCAGGTCTTTCTGGGCGGTATTTGTGGCCATGGTGGATGCTATGCTCCAATTGTTTTGATTAGTTCTTCTTCTAGTTCTACTAGTTCTGCGTAATCTTTTTTTAGTTCTTCTCCGTCTACTTTGGCATCGCCTAGGTAGTCTCCTCCTCTGCAAACTGCAAGTAGCATATCGAAGCCCACTCCTAGGTCTACTCCTTTTGCGTTACAGATTTCTACTATTACGTCCTTGTATTTCTCTCTGATCTCTGCTTTTTTGTTTCTGATTTTTTCCTTTAATTCTTCCATTTTCTTTTCCTCCTTTTGGATTTTGATTTTTGTTTTTTTCTCACGTTTTGTGAGGCATTTTTCGTGATTTCTTCACGTTTTTGCTGTTTTTAGGGTATATAACTATATACCTCTATCAAATAAAATCGATTCTAGGCCAACCTCGAGCCTTGTTTTTTCAGTACTTTTAGGGATTTTTTGCCTTGTAGTATAGTTTGTCGATTAGTGGCTGTCCGTATCTATAAAAGCGGAAGTATTTTACTGTATTGTCGTCAAAGCCGAAGTATTTCTTGATTTCTTCCTCTTTTTCTGCTTCTGTTGGGATGTTTTCTGTATCGTATGCCATTTTTATTTCCTCCAGTCTCTTTTGGATTCTTGCTTTTAGTTCCTGCCATGCCTTTTCGTCTCTGACTAGTGGCTCTGGGCAGTTCTTTCTGGTGCAGTCCCAGTGGCGGATGCAGTGCTCGACGTCGATATTATTTCGATAGAGTATCATCGCTGATAGCTCGACTGCGTTCTCGATAGTCTCAGGCTCGATGTACCACTGTCCGTCTTTTTTTCTGCAGCATAGCTCTATTGCTATTGAGTTACTGTTCCTGCATGAGTTGTAGTAGGTTTTTGCTCCGCCTACGTGCCATGCGTTGTCGGATTCTTCTACTACTTGCCAGATAGATGTAGGATCTACAAAGTATGTAGCTGATGCTCCTCTATATGCTGAGTTGAAGTAGTCTGCGTTATTTTCTGCTGTTGACGTAGCTCCTACGTAGTGGATAACTAACCACTCGTTTTTCTTGTCGCTTCGTTTTGTCCTGTTTACGGACGTTATTTTCCTAGAAAAAACTCTAATCATTTTGTTGATTTAGCTCCTTTATTTTTTGAAGTTCTGCTTCTTTCTTTTCGTTGTACTTCATTGTAGATATTCCTAGTAGACAGCCTAGTAGTGTATCTATTGCTGTTATAGTTCCTACTATTTCCTCTGGGAATGGTAGTTTCCAGATGCTTGCTAGTGCGAAGTAGAAAGTTCCTACTGCTGGAAGTAGTATCTGTGCGATCCATTTTAGTTTGTCGTATGTTTTGTTGCTCATGATTCTTTCCTCCTTTTTTACTCGATGCCGAGTCCTAGCTTAACAAAAATAAAAATAATACTTATGATCCCTGTTATTATTGCTCCGATAGTTGTCCTCTCGAGCCATTTTTGTTTGTCGTCTATCTCGTTGATGCGTCTTTCGTTTTGATATGCTTTTGCTCTTGCTTCTTCAGCTTTTTGTCTGATGTTGTCGTAGTCATCTAGTTTTGTCTCTATTCTTGCTAGTCTTGTTAGTACTTCTGTCTCGAAATCTTTATCCATTTGACGCCTCCTAATCTAGTATAAAAAATGTCAAATCGTATGCGGTGTTTGTCCCATTATAGTCTGCATTTAGTTTTGTTAAATTTGGCAACTTGTAGAAATGAGTTTCTACTACTTCTCCTGTTGAACTGGTTGTTTCTCTATAATTGCTCAAAACCTCTAATTTAGCGATTTTATATTTAGTATCTACATATAAAAAGAAGGAAGTTCCTTTCTCTCTAGATTCGACTCGTGCTATGATATACCTTGTTGTGCCATCATATATATTCAACCTGCAGAAGTTTGCTGTGTCGCTATCATTACTAACCGTCAAAGTTCCTGTTATCAGTATAGTTTTGTCTGTATATTGAGTAAAATCAAATATATCCGTTTTGTGTGGTGGTGCAATTATTGTAGTACAGCCACCTGTAACCCTAATTTTTTTTATTTTTCCGTTTAAAGCGTATGGTGTTATATATATCTCGTTATTTGTTCCTGTCTGGACATCTGCTTGAGTAGCTCTTTTGCTAGCTAGTAGTCTAGAATTTAAGTCTGCTTGTATGCTATCAAATAATGCTTTGTTTATAGGAGTTCCGAGGTGTTGTTACTTGCGTTTTTAGGTTGATTTGTACGTTATCATAGAGCGTTGTTCCGCCATTATCCTTAATTGTGTATCGAGGATCTCCTGCTAGTACTTCATCTATTACGTTATTCATTTACTATCCCCACTCCCCTCTGTCTTTTCTTCGGTTGTTTCTAGCGGTGTTACTTCTTTAACTTCTTGCTCTCTGACATCTTTGTCGGTTACTTCTTCAAGCTTTGTTTTTTCAAGTGGTTCATTTGTAACCTCTGCTCTATCTCCCATACCCACAAGTGAGCCTGTGTTCATAAGAGGTGTGTTTAGTGTGGTTGTTGTTGAAGCTGAACTTGTGTTCTTAATTGCAGTTACAGTTAATGTATAACTAGCTACCAAAAGAATTGTGCCACTTGTATTACCTCCTCGATAACATAATTTAAGCTCATCTCCTTCTTGTACTTCTGTATAAGCTATACACGAGCCAAACATATATTTTTTAGTATTAGCTTCTCCCTCATTAGCATAAATGCTTGGAGATAATAACGTGTCATTTTTATATACGCATATCATTAAATCATTTGAATTATATTTTCTAGCTCCTGCCCACTCACACCTTACTAGAGAAACACCTGCTCCTACTATTATCTTATTATTTGACAATGTGAAGCAATTTCCCTCATTTACTATTACAGTATCAAGTGGAATTGTTGTTGGTGTCCATCCGACTAAATTTCCTGTATAATTTGAGTTTATTTTACAAGAAATCATTTTCAAATCATTAGTAGCTATCATTTCTTTTGTTGCTTTTTTTGTTATTCCTCCTTGTACTATTGGAATTACGTCTGTATTATTTACTGTGCTTGCTTGTGGTAGCTCGCTTATTTTTATACTCATATTAGATCCGCCTCCAGTTCTTCTCCGTTTTCTGTGATTATATTTTCTCCTGCTTCCGTTGTTAGTGCTTCTGGATAAGTTACTCCTGAGAAGTATTCACGGAAGCGATGTTGCCATAGTCGAGGCTGTCCGCCTCTTGCTACTCCTCCGTATACGTACCAGTTACGCATTCCGAACATCATGTTGTAGATTTCGGATAGTATCTGCTCCCAGCGATTAGCTTTTCTCCAGTCCCACTGGTTTGTGGTGTTGTATATAGGTGTTAGCCAGTGATATCCTGTCATTAATTTTTTGATATTGTTTCGGATTCTCTCCATCTCTGCTGATGTCCTCATGTCTGTCTGAACCCAGCTTGTTTTTGTTGTTATGTTTATATTGTATCCTACTGAGTTTAGCTCGTCTGCTAAGTATCTACACCATTCTTCTACTCTGTTTAGATCGCTTGCGTTATATTGTCCGCTTAGGTGTATCGTTGTTTACGTCCGCCTGCGTACGATCGTATATTAGTCTATCCATAGTATGCCTCCAGTTCTGCGTCTGCGTATATTTCTGTTTGTCTCAAATCGTAATCTAGAGTTAGTACTCTGCAGATGTCTCCGTCTAGGTTTACTAGGTCTCCTACTTTTGTAGTGCTCATTTTGAATTTGCTCTTGATTTGAAACTCTACAAACTGCAAAGTGTCTATGATGTTGATTTCGTTACAAGTTAAAGTTGTTGAGTATGATTCTATTTTTTCTATATCTGTTGAAACTGCGTACTCGTTGAGCTTCGATTCTGTCATCTCTGCCATTTGATATTCTTTTCCTTGTAGTGTTGTTGTCGTTGAGTCGCCTCTTATTATTGCGTAGTTGCAGTTGCTTTCTAGTATCGTTCCTCCTGTTATTGTTAATCCAAACATTGGAGTATCAAATAGGATCGTAGTAGTCCTGTTTCTGATTTTCCCCTCGAAGATGTCGTCTGTTTCTGTTCTCTTTTTAGTTACTAGAGTTGTTGTTGATAGTTCTATTTTTGTTACGATGTTTGTTTGAGTAGTGTCTATTGTTAAAGTTTCGGAAGGTAGAATTGTCCTGCTTACTGTTGTCGGCAGTGGTTTGATTTCTACTCTATCGCTTCTGGATGTATTTACGTAGCAATTTGTACAGAATGCTACTTGTCGAAGTGCTTCTCTCTTGTCTAGAATTGGAAGATATCCGCTTATTGTGTATGCTCCTGCTACTGGATCTAGTGTATATGGAATGTCTCCCATGATCTCTGCTACTAAATCCGCCATAGTTATGTCGCTGTATATTCCTCCCATGTATGCTTGGCTTTCTAGAGTTTTTATTGCGTCACTTACTTTTAGCTTATAGATAGTCTTTCTTGTGTTGCTTGTTGATGTATCAATATAGAACTGGCCGTATAGGACGTTGTTTCTATATATTGAGAACGGAAGGGTTCTTTGAAACATTACTCCTGCGTTACTTAGTGGTAGTACTACTAGCGAACTCTCGTTGATATTTAGAGCTTGCAAGTTGTTTGTTATTTGCTCTATTATTTCTACGTTTTCTAGTTCGTCGTTGTAGAACTGCCTTGTTAGTCCGTCTGAGATGTTAAATATTTTCAAAAATCTATTAGGTCTCGTCATGTTCCCTATTGTTATTACTACTTTGTTATATGCTTGTATCTGAGCATCGCAGAAGTAGTTCGAACTGTCGACTGTGAAATCCTGATCGCTGATTAAAGTATCGCCTCTATACCATTTGACGTTCATAGTCCTTGGATGCTCGTCTGTATATGTGTCAAATTCTATTGAAAGTCCGAGGTGCTGAGTAGTTTATAGTATATGTTCTAGTTATTACTATATTGCTTGAAAAGTTCCCCTCACTGTCGCTTATTAGTGTTGACAGATATCCGTATCCCTGTGGATCGCTTGGAAGGTTTATAAAAGTCCCATCTAGTTTGTTTCTTCCCTCCTCTAGTGTTGCGTACTTTGGAACGGTTCTGTATGTTTTAAAATCGTTGAAATTTACAAAGTTTGTTGAGTAGTTTTTTGCGTATGTTCCTGTTGTCGTCGAGTTCTGCATAGATCCTGTCGGAATATTTTCGTAGGTTGCTACTATTTCTACACTCATTTTTTTATGCCTCCTTTTGTGGAGTTAGTGCCTCGAATGTTATTTTTAGAGTTCCGCCACTTCTTTAGTCCTGTAAAGCTCTGTATTATTCTGTCGCTTGCTACACTTACTCTTGCCTCAAATGTTAGGGTGGCTTGTCCGTATGGAAGTGTAACGATGTGGCTTTCTTGCGGAGTCGTTAGAGTTTCGTATAGGTTGTCGTAGTCCGTCACGTTTAGGTGGCTCGTTGCTACTTCCACCTCGTAGTCGTAGTATGTTCCCTGCACGTCGTAGTGCTTTCTTAAGTCCATAGTAGTTCCGAAGGTTCTCTGTTTTCATGGATGCTTTTCTAGTTATTTTTATGATGCCTACATTATATGTATTGTTGTCGATAGTTATCATTTTTCGCCTCCTGTTTTATACTTTGACTCCTAGTCTGTTGTATTCTGAGTCTAGAGAAGGAATAAGAGTTCTAGCGACTTTCGTTCCGTCCATGACTAGTTCTACTGTCTGCGGTTGTCGGATCGTCTCGATAGTGTTTGTATAGTTTCTAGTAATATATTGATTCTCACTAACGATATTGTTTCCTTGTATCTCTGGGATGTCTCCGAATGTTAGCTCCGTCTGTAATGCTCCTGTTACTCCTGCTAGTTTTTCCTGCATGGCCTCTATTACTGAAGGCATAGTCTTTTCGAATCCGTACTCCTATTCCCTGAGCCATATAGTTTCCGACTTCGTTAGCCATTACTTTCGAAGGGGATTCTATACCGAAGAAGCTCTTAATTGCTCCGTAGTGCGTCCGAGCATAGCGACTTGATTTTGTTTATTAGCCAGTCCTTTGCGTTCTTAATTCCGTTCCATAGTCCCTCTATGAGATTCTTTCCGATGCTTTTTATTCCCTCAAAAGCCTTTGAAAGTGTTTCTTTTATGTATTCCCATAGTTCTCCTAGTGCTTCTCCTAGTCCACTGACTGCGTTTACTATTCCGTTTGCTAGTGATTCGATTAGTTTAGTAGAAACCTCCGCCAATTTTGGAAGTAGCTCTATTAGTCCGTTTACTATTGCCATTATGATTTCAGGAAGTCGTTCTACTATTTTAGGGATAGCTTGTACTAGTCCCTGTGCTAGTCCTACGATTAGCTGAACTGCTCCCTCAATTATTAAGTCTATGTTGTCGACTAGTGCGTCTGCTATTGCGATTACTACGTCTATTATTGTGTCTATTATTGTTGGCAGGTTGTCTATGATCGTATTTATTAGGCTGAGAATTGTTTCTATTACTGCTGGCACTAGTTGGTCGATGCTCTGTCCTAGTGTATTTGCTATTGATATGATTATCGTCCCTATTGCTTCTATGATCGTAGGAAGGTTCTCGATTAGAGTTGTTGCTATTTTTTGAATGATTTCTGGAAGCTTTGCTATTAGCTGAGGAAGTGCTTTTTCTAGTCCTTGTACTAGTCCTAAGAAAAGCTGTAATCCTGCGTTGATTATAACGTCTAGGTTGTCTACTATTGCGTTTGCTGTTGCTAATAGTCCGTTTACTACTACAGGAAGCATTTCAGGTAGCTTTTCGCCTATTGTCTGTATAAAAGATGTAACTAGTAGTATTGCCGTCTCGACTAGGTTCGGAAGTAGCTCGTAGAATCCCTCGACTAGTGTCTGTATTAGTTCTCCTCCTGCAGTTCCTATTTGCGTTGCGTTTTGTTTTATAGAATTTACTAGTTCTGTTATGATGCTGACACCTAGCTTTGCTACTTTTGGAAGTCCCTCTGTAATCTTAGAAGCTATGTCTCCGATTATTCCTCCTGCTTTGGATAGAAGTCCCTCGATGCCGTTTTCGTCCATCGCTGTTGTTAGCTCTTTGATATAACCCATAGTTATTTCGTTTAGCTTTTCCATTGGAGCTGTTAGCTCTCCTGCGACTTCTGTTCCTATTCTTGCAAATATTCCTTTGCTATTTGCTTTTAGTATGTCTAGCTGATCGTTGAAAGCATTTGCCTTGTCCAGTAGGTCTTGGCTCATGATTAGGCCTAAGTCGTTTGCTTGCTCACTCATCTGTGCTAGTGCGTCTGCTCCACCCTCGATTAGTGGATTTAGTTCTGTTGCTGATTTTCCGAAGATAGCCATTGCTAGTGCGTCTCTTTCGGTTTCGTTTCCTACTTCTCCTAGAGCTTTGATAGCTTCTTGAAATACTTCGTTATTATTTCTTAGGCTTCCGTCTGCGTTAGTTATCTGAACTCCTAGCTGTTTGAATGCTTCTGCACTCTTTCCTGTTCCTGACTGAGCCGACACCATAGAAGCGGTCGTCTTTTTTAGTGCTCCTGCTAGTGTATCTACTGACACGTCTATTAGGTCGCTTGCATATTGGAACTCTTGTAGCTGTTTAGTACTTAGGCCTGTCGTTGCTGATAATGTGTTGAGATCGTCTGCTAGCGAACCTGCCTTTTGTGCTAATCCAAATACTGCGGTCGCAGTTGCTATTGAAGCTGTTCCTAGAGTTTTTACTCCTGCGACTGTCAAATCTAGAGTGCCCTTTCCTATCGTGCCTGCTACACTTCCTATTTTAGAAAGTGCCTCTCCTACTTTTTGAAGTTGAGGGTGGCAGTTCTTCGCTTCGTCTTTTAGCTTTTTTAGATTTCCCTCTGTGGATGCAATCTCTCGTTGTAGCTTTCTATATTCTTCCTGATTTACGTTTCCGCCTTTTTTAATTTCTGCGTCCAGTTTATTTTGTGCTTGTTTTAGTGCGTCTAGTTTTGTTGTAGTGCTTCCTATCTGATCCGCTAAGAGCTTCTGCTTTTGTTTTAGTAGTTCCGTATTTGACGGATCTAGTTTCAATAGTTTGTTTACTTGATTTAATTCTTTTTGTGTTTGATTTATTTCTTTGTTTGTGTCTTTTAGTGCTTGCTCTAGAGGTGCGGTATTGCCTCCTATTTCGATAGTCATTCCTTTTATCGTTCCAGCCATTTCTCCACCTCCTGATTATTTGAAAAATTTATATAATATTTCAGTATCTGCTTCGGTAGGTTCGTCTATCTCCTCTGCTTCTCTGTTGTTTTCTTCTACTAAATCTAGGACGAAGCCTATCGTTACGTTATCCATATCCGACAGGCTCATCCCTATTTTTAGACACCTCAAAACGATAGTGTTTGCGTTTACGTCTACTTTTTTTCCGTGTCTTTTTTTTTGCTCTGTGTGTTGTTTATTTGCTCCATATTTCCTACTAGTAGCTCCATGATCTGAGGTAGTATCTGCATGATGTCGAATGTCTCGAATTGGTCTAGCCAGTTCTCTATCTGTGGGATGCTGTCGTCTGCTGTTTTTGCCATGCACCATGCTATTTTCTCGAAGATGTCTAAGTCTACTGCTTGGAACTGTGTTCCGTTTTCGGTTCTGTCTTTTAGCTTTTCTTGTAGGTTTATTAGATCTTTTAAAAAGTCACGATTGAAATTGTTTCTATATCTCATCATCGTTCCTGCGGTTGATTTTAGTTTGATTTCTTTTCCGCCTATATTGAGTATCTTTTCCATTTATTTTTCCCCTTTTTTAGTTACTTGCTGATGCTTCATATACAGCTGAGTACCATCCCTCGGCTGTTCCTGATGTTGTAGTAGGTGTTGTATGATTTAAAACTAGGCCGTCTGCTCTTGGTCTAATTGTTATGTTTAGAGTTTCTGTTTGAACTTCTTTGTTTTCTCCTTTTGTAGTTCCTGAGATGTCAGGTCTTGTTGCGTGGCAGTTATAAAATGCGTACTTGATAGCTCCGTCGTCTGCTGTAAATTCGCATAAAAGTGCGAATGGTGCTGTTGCGTTTGTAGCACTCTCGCTGATTACGTTATTTGTATCTAGAGTATATCCTAGGCAGTCCTTTGCGAAGTCGTCAGGTATTAGTGCTAGTTCTAGTGTTCCCTCGTAGCCGTTGTTGTTTTCTTCACTCCAGTATAGACTGTCGTCTGCGTAAAATTCTGTATTGTCTCCTGATGCTGATAGACTCATCGACACAGCTCCGTTTAGTTTTTTTGGTGTGCCGTATGTGATAGCTCCGCCAGCTCCCTCTGTTATGGTTGCGTAGTAGCAATTTTTGAATCCGAATTTGACTTTATTTGCCATTTGATTTTTCTCTCCTTTCGGTTTTAGTACGAAACGATTTCGTCTGTTTCGTCTATGTTTATTTTATAAATGATTTGGTACATTTGCTCCGAGTCGATGTAGTCCTCGCTTTCTACGTTGTAAAATATTTCGTAGTTGTCGAAGATGTCCTCTAGTCGTTGCTCTAGTTCTGGATCTTTTTTCGATGTATATAGTTCTACATAGTAGTTGTTTATTTTTTTGTAGACTTTTCCGTCTGCTCCGAAGTTGTTAGTCGAGTCTCTGCGGTATGTCACTACAGGTGGAGTCGTTGCCGTGTTGAAGTGTGAGTATGCGACAGGAATACCTAGCTCGTCTAATATAGTTTTAAAATCTGGCACTCTCGATTCCCTCCTTTAGTTCTCTTTCGAAGTTCTCGTTGACGTAGTCGTCCCCATATTTTATATGAGGGAAGGCTCTCGTTCTTCCTCCGTTCCTTGTTATATGTCCGTATTCTAATAGATGTGTTAGTCTATACTCTTTAGCTACGAACCATGTATTTCTTTTATTTCTGCTGTTTTCGAACGTAGTCTTTATCCTGAAGCCTTTTGAGTATGTTTTGTCCTTAAATGTTATATGATTTAGTATTTCTTGATTAGCTTCCTCAGAAACTTTATCCACTACAGCTTTTGCTAGTTCCGTTACTTCTTCTGTATACGTAGTCAATAGAGAAGTTATTTCGTCCGCCATCTGGCTCGCTTGTATTTTCTTACTCATTAGCTCCCACCCTTTTCTCGCACACTAGTGCGATGTTTTCGTAGTCTATTGAGTCTACTCTTATGATCGTATAGATTTGGTTTTTGTATTCGAGTTCTTCCTCGTCTTTATAGTTTAGATTACTGATAACGATCCTCAGCGAAGGTTTTAGTCCTTGCTGTCTTGCGTTATAGTATTCGCTTTGATAGATGTCCTCGAATTTTATTATTGGAACTTCTGTCTTTATATTCTGCAGGATTTGGTTTCCGATGTTATCGAACTCGAATTGCTTTGAGATTAAAAAGCAAACTACGTCATTCATTTGATGTTTCCTCCGTTTCTTGTTTATATCCCTCGCTTAGACTCAAATCCGATAGATATAATCGGTATGAGTTCATAAATCTTTCTTTATCTACTGGATTACTGATTCCGAAGTTAGCTTTGACGTAGGTCATCAAAGCACTTTGAACTAGTTGGTTTGTAGTGTCTACGTCTACACCTGCCCTAGTTAAGTCTTTGATGCCTGCTTCTAAAATCATTGTTATTTCTCCGTCCTTAGCTGTCGCTGTTGATATTATTCCTAGTGTTTGCTTTGCTAGTGTTAGTAGTTGATTTATGTTTTCACTCATATCGATTACATCCTTTCTCGGCTTATTTTTGTCTAGATGTTATACTAGGCACTTACTGCTGGAGTATATGTTGCTTTTACGAAATATCCAGGACGTGGTTTTCCGTCGTATACTCCGAATGCTCCGTATCTTGTACGTCTGCATTTTACTGTTCTCTCCCAGTCTACTCTTATAGGTGCTACTTCGTTTAGGATGTACCATCTTGGGTTTCCTACTATTGCGTCGTTATTCTCTAAGAATGGATCTGTTTCGATAGTAAACAAGTCGCTTCCTGCTAGTCCTTGTAAAAATGGATAGTTGCCATTTTCGTCTTTATATCCGATCATAGCGATTCTGTCTGATGTAGAGACGTATACTTTTGCTCCTACTCTTGCGTCCTCTGATAGTGCTTGATATCCTGCTATAATGTTGTCTATTGGAGTATCGCCTGTTGTTACTGGTGATAGTCCGTAGATAGCTCCAGTTGGTTTGTTGTTTCCGTCTCCGTAGATTACTGCTTTTACTAGTGCTTTTCCCATTCTGTTTACTAGTTCTTGTATGATGTATGTAACGAATGAGTCTACAGTCATTAGTTCTGCTTTCCATGAGATTACTACGTCTTTTGCTAGTTCCCAGCCTGTTAGTTGTAGATTTCTGTACTCGTTGCCCTCGTTAACTGTGCAGGTTGTTTCTGTGTACCAGTTTGCGTCGTCTCCCTCGTATAGATATGGAAGGTCAATATTTCCGTTTACTGCTAGCTTACGTATATCTCTGAAGAATGGGGACATTTGCTCGATTTGTTCCATTAGTTCCATTCTTACTTCTTTAGGGATAAATAAACCACCGTTATTGATTCCTTGAGTATCTGCTGTGCTTGCTACAAAAGTTGTAGCTGTTGTTGTTATTGCGTCTCCTAGTGCTCTCTTTTCTTCTTCGTCGAAGTTTTCTTCTGAATAACCCATTACTCTTTTTGCCCATGCTCTTGTTTCTGCGTTATATTTGCTTGTATTCATTTTTCTTTCCTCCTTACTGTTTCCTATTGGCACGATTTCTTCTGTGCCTACTCTTATTAGCTTTCTTTCGTCCTCACAGCTACACTTTGGAGCTTCTACTTTTTCTGGCTCTGTGTTTTCTGTTTGAACTTCTTCTGCTTTTGGTGGATCGTTCTCGTCAGGAACTTCTGAGTTGATTTCTTCTACTGCTTTTCTTAGTTCTTCTAGTTCTTCAGTAGTTGATGCGTCTTGTATCTTTCCTGCAAGTTCTTTTTTTCTTTCTTCGATTTCCTGAGTAGTCATTTGCTCTCCTCCTTGTTTCTTTTTTTAGGCTCTCCAGCCTTTTATAATTACTGCTATTTGTTTCTCCAAACAAAAACGGAAGCTCTCCAGCCTCCGTGTTCGCAAATTATAAACTTAGTTGTAGTAGTAGCTTTTCTTTTTCGAGTTTTAGTTTGTGATATTCTTCCTGCTCTTTTTCTGCTACTGATTTACTTCTTGCATATATTTCTGTTTGGTCGTATGCAGGCACGTCTACTACTGAGACATCGAATAGTTTTTCTATTCCTTTGATTCTTCTAACGTCTTTGCCGTCTACTGTGTCCCAGCTTGCGTCGCTTACTATAAAAGCGAAGCTCATTTTGTCTAGTAGTCCTGCTTGTATTGATTTGTATATATCTCTGTTGCTTGATGTGTCTATTAGCTCGGCTCTTATTTTTAGTCCGTGCTCGTCCACTTCTAGTTGTAGACTTTTGTTTCTAGTTCTGGCCATGATTAGGAAGTCGTCCTCGTGATTATATTTTAGACAAACGTCCCTCATGTCGCAGTTGTCTAGTGCTCCTCTTTCTATTACTTCGATGTAGCCTAGGTCTGTCGGTTCGTCGAATACTATTGCGTAACCCTCGACAATCATTTTAGTGTCCTCTGTTGGTTCGGATGCTCTTAGTTCTTTTAGTCGTATCTCTTTGATTTTTGTTTCTGTTTTATTCTCCATTTTACTCGTCTCCTCCTTGATATTGATTTGCTATTGTGCTGTCTATATTGTTTAGCGACTGAAGGATCTTGTTTCCCTCCTCGCCTCCCTTTGGTGGAAGGTCTAGAATTTCTAGTGCTTCGTCCTTTGTTAGCAAGCCATAAGGTAGTACTGTCGATAGTATTTCTCGCTTGTCTTTTGGTGCTAGATATTGGATTCTGTTTGCTGTAAAAATTATTTGATGTCCCTCTTTTATTGCTTCGTCTGAGAATATTTTCGCTGTAAATTCGTCACTCATTTGTATTGCTAGCGGTTCGATTACTCCCTCGTAAAAAGCTAGCCATTGCTCTGGAGTGAATTTGTTTCTTACGATTTCCTCACCGATTCCGAAGTAGTCATATACGTTGTTGTTGACTTGCTCTAGTTGAGCCTTGTCTAGTGTTATTGGTTTGATGTTTACTTCTTGGAACTCTGCTTTTGCGTCTAGTCCTGCTATTCCGCTGTTGTTTTCCATGTTTAGAAAATCCCTGACGAATGCGTCTTTGTTTGCCTTGATGTCTTTTTCTTTCATCATGGTGTTAGTGAATTTTAGTATTCCTTTTAGGTTGCTTGATGTTTTTATAGCATTTTTGATTCCCTCGCTTGATGCTAATGCCGTCTCTAGATCTGGACGTAGTATCTTGTTATTTTCTCCGTATATGTCGTGCTTACAGTAAAACTTTCTTAGATGTATTAGCTCCAAATAAGGTAGAGTGTACGTTTTGCCGTTTATGAAATTAAACTCTAGATATATAGTTCCGCTTTTATCTTGTAGAAGTTCATAGCTTGTTGCTAGTACTGGATAAAATGCTTTGATGTATATTTTTCCGTCTGCTCCTCTGTCTTTCTGGATATATACAAAAGAGTTACTGTCTGTGTATAGTATTGAAACGATCTTGTATATAAAATCGTATGTAGACATTAAAGGGTTCGGCCTATGTTGTAGTAGAAAATTTATATCTCCGTTTATGTAGTTATTGCTTGCGTTCTGGATGTGCCTCGGCACTAGTTTCGCACTATGTGTTGCTATTCTGTCGATGCAAGTTCTAGCCACTTTGCTTTCGTATATATTTTCGCTTACTGTTGTATAGTAAGGGTTGTATGAGTTGAGCATCTGCAGGAATGCTTCTGTTTGTTTTTGTGGTTGCTCTTTCTTTTGAAATATTAATTGAAAAAGGCTTCTCTTTTCTTTGGTCGCCATTCCTTTCACTCTCCTTGTAGTGTATAGTAGTCGTTCATTTTTTCGAATAGTACGCAGTATGCTATTATTAGACTGACTGCTCCGTCTATTCTAGCTCGTACTTGTTTTCCTTTTATCGGTCGTATGTTGTCGTTTTCGTCTCGTTTGACTGCTGTATTTGTTAGACACCATTTAAGTACTGGGTTGTTGTTGTAGTTTATTTTCTTGTCGATTAGGTCTGCTTCTAGCTGTTTCATTGGGTTGCTCATGGTCTTTGCTCCGCTGACGAACCTCGATCATTTCGTAGCCTTGTCCGCTTCATCTCGTCTATCCAGTAACCGTGAGTTCCAAGGATCGTAGCCGATGTATATTGTTGAGATTTCGTATTCGTTGAATAACTTCATGAACCATTCTGTTACGTCTGTATAGTTTACTTTTGAGCCGTTCGCAAATTGTTACGTATCCTCTTTCGTTCCAGATGTCGTACGGAATTTTGTCGTCCTTGATTCTTCTCTCGATATACTGAGAAGGTATAAAGTACTGTTGTAGCACGTACTTTGTATCTCCTTTTACGACTAGACAAGTCGCACAGGTTAGGTCTGTCGTTGAGCTTAGGTCTACTCCGCCTATTGCGTATGTGTCATAGATTTCGTCTATTTCAAAAGTTGCCTCGTTGTTTGCTACTTCAAAAGGTAGCCACTTCGTATTGTCTGTCATTCGGATGTTGAAATCTTTACATAGTAGATTTGATAGCTCGTTAGGGTTGTTAATAGCTCTTTGTACTTTGTCTCGTAGATCCTGTATATTTTTTATAGTGCCTAGTCCGAGGATTTGCTTTGTACCAGCTCTCCTCGTTCTGCCATTCGTCTACTTTGTCTAGCTCGTAGATTATCGGCAGAACTGTTTCGTCTACGATGTCGCTTTCTCCTTTGTATCCTTTTATGATTTCGTCTCCGTATCCGTATTCATTGTCAAATACCGATTCTCTGATTACTCCCATCGTTGAGGATTCTAGTAGTATAGGTTGCTCTCTTGCTGATGTTGAGTCGTACATAACGTCTAGTAGGTTCTTGTCTTTCCATGCGTGTACTTCGTCCGCAATTACAAAGTGTGCGTTTAGTCCGTCTAGACTGTTACTGTCGCTTGCTAGTGCTTTGAAGTATGATTCTGTACGATCGTAATAGATGCCGTTTACTAGTCTCCTGATTCTTGAGGATAGAGCAGGGCTCTTTTTTATCATTCTGTTAGCTTCGTCCCACACTATTTTGGCCTGCTCTTTTTTTGTTGCTACTGAGTAAACCTCTGCTCCTCCCTCTCCGTCTTTCGTCATCATGTAACAGCCGAGGCCTGCGTCGAGTGTTGATTTGCCGTTCTTACGTCCGACAAATAGTATCGCTTTTTTATATTTGCGGAGCTTTGTTTCTTCGTCTATGAAACCGAATAGTGCTTCAATAAAAGCCTTTTGCCATAGTTCTAGTTGTACTGGTTTGCCTGCCCATTTGCCTTTTGAGTGCTTGCAAAATTTCTCTATAAATTCAATAGGAAGGTCTGCTTTCCTTTTGTCAAATATGTATGTATGAGTCTCTGTCTCGTTTGTTTGTTTATTTAAAAACGAAACTTTTCTCGGATGCTTTATATCGTCTACGAGCTTTTTATATACTGTCTTTATTTTCTCGTTTGCTTTGCTCGGATTCTTTTCTATCCATGTATAGTATTGCTCTATGTATGTTGTTTCTTTCATTAGCTTTCCTCTCCGAAGCTGTCGAAGTCGTCTGTGTATACGGTGGCTTTCGTTACGAGTAAATCGTTGAGCTGTTTCATTGCTGACTGGTAGTTTTTAAACATATTGTTGTATGTCTTTACCTCTGCTCTGTCTTTATATCCCCATTGATTTGCTCCGTTATAATATTTCTCTTTTACTCCGTTTCTTGCGATGTCGTCTGCTAGTTCTTTTAGTTGGATGCTTTGAAATGCCAGCTGATGTATAAAGTCTCTATTTGCTTCGAGTACTTCCTTAGATAGTTTAGACAAGCTCTTTCTGATTCTTTTTTCTTCTGCTTGTACTTTCTTCGTTATGTCTTGGATTTTTTCTTCCTGCTTCTCCTCGACTTGGTTCAGCATTTTATTCATCTCTTTTATTGCTGACACGTTTCCCTCTAGTGCTTGCTTATATAGTGAGACAATCATTGCACTTTTTGTGTCGATGTCGTCCTCCTTGATGCCGAATTGTAGTAGCTTCGCTTTTACTGCGTCAGGCATTGGGATGTTTATAACCTCAGCCATTTATCTTCCTCGCTTTCTGTCCTGTAAATGCTTCCCATCTCTCGATTATTGAGTCTGCGTATTTTGGATCGTATTCCATCATGTAGCACCTGCGGTTTAGTTGCTCGCAAGCTATGAGTGTCGAACCTGAGCCTCCGAATAGGTCTAGTACGAGCTCGTTTTCTCTGGAGCTGTTTCTTATAAATCGTGCTAGTAGTTTAATCGGTTTCATTGTTGGATGCAGTTCGCTTCGAACTGGTTTGTTTTCGTGTATGATCGTTGTCGGCTGTGTCTCTGCGAATATTTCTTTTAGTAGCTCTATTGCTTCCTGCTTCTTCATTTTGTCGAAGTCGTATCCTTTGTCCTCTATGACAGTTGTCTGAGTTCGGTCGTCTGTGAAATAGTGGCCTGCTCCCTCTTTCCAGCCGTATAGTATTGGCTCATGAATCCATTGGTAGTCTTGTCGTCCGAGTATCAAACTATTTTTAACCCAGATTAGCTCCTGCTTGACTTGTAGTCCGTTGCTTACGAGTGCTGTTTCAAAGTTTACGTGCTCTCTTGATGCAAAGCATATATAAAATGCTCCGCCTTTTTTTAGTGCTAGATTTATATTGCCGAATGCCTTTTCTAGGAACTCTCGAAAGTCGTCGTCACTCATTTTGTCGTTCTGGATGCTCTTTCCGTCTGTACGTCTTTTCCTGATTTTAGCTTCCTCGATGTCCTCTATTCCGATGTCTACGTTATAAGGTGGATCTGTCACTACTAGGTCGGCCTCTGCTCCTGCCATTAATCTTCCGACTTGTATTGCGTCTGTGCTGTCGCCAACCATTAATCTATGATTACCTAGCTCGTATATTTCTCCGAGCTTGCTCTTTGCTTCTTCATGTACTTCTGGAGGAATGTCCTCGATTACTTCCTCCTCGTCTGCGTCCGTGCCTAGGTCAAATCCGAAGGCTTCCATGTCGATGTTTAGTATCGACTTTAGTTCCTCGTCTAGTAGGTCAAAGTTCCACTCGCTTTTTTCTGCTACTTTGTTGTCTGCTAGACGAAAGGCTCTGACTTGCTCCTCTGTTAGATCGTCTGCTACTATGCATGGCACTCGTTCTAGTCCGAGCTTTTGACTCGCTTTGTAACGTGTGTGTCCTGCTATGATTTCCTTGTTAGTTAAATTGTCGATTATGATCGGAACTTTGAATCCGAATTGTTTTATTGACTCTGCTACTCCGTCTATTGCTTGCTCGTTGTTACGTGGATTGTTTGCGTATGGTTTTAGCTCGCTTAGTAAAATATCTTGTATGATCAAAATTACAACACCCTTTATATACTAGATTTGTATTTTTCGAAGC